ATACAAGATCGCAATTTAGAAATCTAGTTGAACCGTTCTTGAGAGACGTTCAAGGTAGACGCGGAATTTATGACTTTAAGGTTGTATGTGACGACAGTAATAACACTGGCGAAGTAATAGACGGTAACAGATTTGTTGGTGACATATACATCAAACCTGCTAAATCAATTAACTTTATTCAGTTGAACTTTGTCGCAGTTCGAACTGGGGTTGAATTTTCTGAAATCGTAGGTCAGTTTTAGGACATAAATACCTTCATAGGAGAAGAAACAGATGGCATTTAATATAAACGAAATAAGATCGCAACTGACTCTCGGTGGGGCACGTCCTACTTTATTCCAGTGTAACATTACAAACCCTGCGAATAGTGCTGGTGACTTAAAGACACCTTTCTTAGTAAGAGCATCTCAGGTTCCAGCGGCAACGTTGGGATTCATTGAAGTTCCTTACTTTGGTAGGAAGACTAAGATCGCTGGAGACAGAACCTTTGCAGAGTGGACCGTTACAATCATTAACGATGAAGATTTCTTGATCAGAAATGCAATGGAAGAGTGGATGCAAAGCATTAACTCTCACGTTGGTAACGTCAGAGGATTTGGAAGCGCATCAGACTTGTCTTACAAGTCGCAAGGACAGGTAACTCAGTTTTCAAAAACTGGTACCCAAATCAGAGAGTATACATTTAACGGACTATTCCCAGTTAACATTACAGAAATGGAAGTTGATTGGAATGGCACAGATGTTTTGCAAGAGTTTCAAGTAACCTTCCAGTACGATTGGTGGGAAGTTACAGGTGGAACTACTGGCAACGCTGGCGGAAACTAAGTCCATAGTGACGATTTAGGCCTCATTCGTGAGGCCTAAATACTATATAATATGAGGTAAAAAATGGCAGAACTATTCGGTTTTGAAATTAAAAGAAAAGGTCAAAATGATCTGGGCTCGTTCGTCAATCGACAAGAAGACGACGGCGCTGTTGTCGTGGCTGAGGGCGGATCGTATGGACAATACATCGACCTCGAACAAACATCCAAAACAGAAGGTGAGTTAGTCACTAGATATCGCAAGATGGCTATGCAGCCTGAGTGTGAGAATGCCATTGACGATGTCGTAAACGAATCAATCGTATACGATTCCGAATCAAATACATGCGACATGAACCTAGATCGGGTTGCAGTATCAGACTCAATTAAAGAAAAAATATTCCAAGAGTTTGAAAACGTCAAGGATCTACTTGACTTTGAACGACAAGCCTATGAAATATTCAGGCATTGGTATATAGATGGACGAATGTACTATCATATTATGATAGACGAAAAGGATCCACAAGCAGGTATTCACGAACTCAGATACGTTGATCCAAGAAAGATCCGCAAGGTTCGAGCTGTACAGAAAAAGAATCAGGGGACAGGTCCCAACAGAATTACTTTGACACAAACAAAGCAAGAGTATTTTCTCTATAATGATAAAGGTTTTAAGAGTGGCCCAGGTACAATAAATCCCGCTCAAGGTACATCGCAGGGCATAAAGATTGCCAAAGATAGTATCCTACACATAACATCTGGCCTAATGAGTGAAGACAACAAAATGGTTTTGTCACACTTACACAAAGCAATTAAACCTCTTAATCAATTACGTATCCTAGAAGACGCAACAGTCATCTACAGAATTTCAAGAGCTCCTGAAAGGAGAATCTTTTATATAGATGTAGGTAATCTTCCTAAGTTAAAGGCCGAACAGTACCTACGGGACATGATGGCCAAGCATAAGAACAGAACAGTCTACGACGCCCAAACGGGTGAGATTAAAGACGATAGAAAGTTCATGACGATGCTGGAAGACTATTGGTTGCCTAGAAGAGAAGGTGGTAAAGGCACAGAGATCACAACCCTACCCGCAGGCCAGAACCTCGGCGAGATGGATGATGTTCTTTACTTCCAGAAGAAATTATACAGAGCATTAAATGTTCCTGTGTCAAGGTTGGAACCTGAAACTGGTTTCTCATTAGGCAGAGCCTCAGAGATCAGTAGAGATGAGATCAAGTTCCAGAAGTTTATTGGTAGACTTCGATTGAAGTTCTCCAGAATTTTTGAAGCTGTTTTAGAGAAGCAGTTAATTCTAAAAGGCATAATCGACGAGAGTGATTGGCCATACATTAGAAGAGACATGAGATTTGATTACGTAACAGATAATCATTTTGCAGAGCTTAAAGAGATTGAAATAATGAGGGAAAGATTGTCCACAGTCAATGATGTGGATCCTTACCTTGGTAAATACTTCAGTGTAGAGTGGGTTAAGAAGAACGTGCTCAAGCAAACAGACGCTGAAGTTAAAGAGATGCACGCACAAATGATGCTAGATACAGAGGCTGAGCAAGAGAATATGGACGAATATGGCATCCAAAACGATGAACAGGGCGGTGGATTTCCAGAAGCCCCACAAGACTAGAACTTTGTGATTATAAATATAGCAGGAGAAAATAGATTATGAGTGACCCAGTATTGAAAATGGTTGGATTAGCAGACAATGATAAGCCGAACGCAGTAGCAGATATATTTGCAGATGAGATGATGGCTAGGGTAGCAGGTAACGTACAAGCTGCCAAAGATGTTATTAGTAACTCGATGTTTGACCAAGAGCTAGACACTGAACTTCCAGTTGAATTAGATCTGGAAGTTGAGGATGATTTTGAGGTGGAAGAGGATGACGCGGAAGAAGGCGAGCCTGACACGTATGAGTCCGATCAAGAAATTTTGGATGAACCTGATGACCAAGAAGAAGAATCAGTAGACTAAAGGAAAAACATATGAAAACGCTTAGACAAATAGTAGAACTAACAAAGGTAGATATTATACCTGATCCAGATTCATTTGATGGTGCTGTTTCTGACTATGCTAACCCTAAATCCGAAGCTGAGAGAAACTTTGTTGGAAAACACAGAGATAATATCCAGCACGAACTACATCCTGCATTTAAAACTCAAGCAGAGCAAGACGCAGTATTTAAAGGTGGCAAGCTAGTCAAGGACCATAGCAAAGTAGCTTCATATAGAGATGGAGAAGATGCTGAGGTTTACGAACAGGCGATTGCATTTGTACAGGATAATCTAACAGAAGAGAATTTAGAAAAGTTTAACGTACTGTTAGATGAAGACTACGAAGCAGCAGTTAACTTTGCTCTTGATGTAGCGACAGACTTAGAGGGCGTAGAGTAATGGCTAACGTAATCAAAGTTAAAGGAGCACAAGCAGCGCTTGTAGCTAACAATTCGCACGCGACCAATATATCTCTAGCAACAGCTGTGAGAGTATTCAATAACCACGCAACAGCATCTGGACTAGTAACAGTACAGACAGTTTCAGATTCAGCTACAGTAGCTACTGGAGCAGTTGTTAAAGGTTCAATTTCAATCGCAGCACAAACAAGCGAAATACTACGCAAGGATCCATCTGATGAAGTATGGGGATCCGCAGTGACATTACTCGCAGCACCAGTATCGGTAGAGGGATAACATGCTAATCTTAACAGAGCAGAATTTCGAAACAGTTGCACCTATTATTGTGGAAGCAAAGGACGGTGGAAAGAAAGAACATTTCATCGAAGGCGTTTTCTTACAAGGCGCAATTACGAATCGCAATGGAAGAAGCTACCCCACTCACGTCCTAGATAAGGAAGTGAACAGATACACCGAAGAATTTATTAAGACTAATAGAGCATACGGCGAACTGGGACACCCAGACGGCCCTACTATTAACTTAGAAAGAGTTTCACATATGATCAAGTCCTTAACTAAAGAAGGAAACGATTATATAGGAAAGGCCAAAATATTAGATACCCCTTATGGTAAGATTGTTAAAAGTCTTATTGATGAGGGCGCACAGCTGGGCGTGTCTAGTAGAGGTATGGGTACATTAAAACAAACACCGCAAGGTATCAATGAAGTGCAGGACGACTTCTTGTTAGCTACCGCTGGTGATATTGTGGCCGATCCCTCCGCACCTAATGCGTTTGTAAATGGCGTGATGGAAGGTGTTGATTGGATTTATGACGCCGCTTCTCATAGTTGGAGATCTCAGCGGATCATCGAAGACATAAGAAAGCTCGGACAAAATAACTTTAAAGATCTACAAGAACGAAAGATAGCCGCATTTGCAGCCTTCATGTCGAGCCTGTAGGTACACTTTTTATAAATACTATATAGTAAACAATGACTCAACTTCAAGGGAGTAAAAAAATGGCTAATGAACTAGACAACCTGGATCTGAATGCTGAAGAAGCCGTGGAACTCGATGAGTTCAAAGCCGATGGTGAAAATTCAAGCATTGCTGATCCAATCAGCAAAGGGAGCAATAAGCGTGGAGCAGATAAAACTGCATCATTCACACCACCTGCACCCGGATCTGCAAAAGAAAAGAATGGTACAGAAGTATCCAGCAAGAATGGACTTACAGTAGAGAAAGGCAAAGCGCCTGCTCGAAAAGGGGACAAACCTGGTGGCGACAAACCTGTAGCACCTAAAGTATCTACGCCTGGGCAGGGTGGAGTTAAAGAAGACATCGATGCAATTTTCGGTGAAGAACTATCTGAAGAACTACGAGAGCAAGCTGAAATAGTTTTTGAAGCTGCTGTAAATGCACGCGTCGTAGAATATTCAAACGAATTATCTGAGGCTTTCGACATTCAGCTTGCTGAAGCGAAAGAAGAAATGCAAGAAGTTATGGCTGAGAAAGTAGATGGTTATCTCAATTACGTCGCTGAAGAGTGGATGAAAGAGAACCAAGTTGCTATTGAGTCTTCACTTAAAGTTGAGATTGCTGAATCATTCATGGAAGGCCTTAAAGGTCTGATGGAAGCTCACAATATCAAGTTGCCTGAAGAAGCAGACCTTAGCAATATTGCTGACCTTGAATCAAAGGTTGAAGAACTTCAAGCTAAAGTAGAGGAAGAGACCGTTGCAAAGATTGTAGCTGGTAACGAACTTGCTGAAGCAAATCAGAAACTAATTTTTGCTGCGTCCACTAAGGACCTAGCAGAGACCAAAATTGAAAAGCTCCGTGCTCTATCGGAAGGACTAGATTATGGTGGGCCAGAAGACTATTCTGCTAAGCTGGAAATGCTTAAAGAATCTTATTTTGGATCAAAGAAAGCTGTTGCGTCATCTGTTGAAGATGCAGACCCGATTGACCTGGACGAGGAAACTCAACCAGCATTGAAAGGTGGAATGGCAAATTATGCAGCCGCGATCTCGCGAACTGTTAGAAAATAAACAATTCATATTTTAAAGGGGAAATCAAATGAACTTATATGAAGACTTACAAAACAAGTGGCAGCCGATTATTGAGCACGCTGACCTTCCTGCTATCCAGGACAGTCATAGAAAATCAGTAACAGCAGTATGCTTGGAAAACACGGAAAAAGCTCTAAGAGAGTCACAGGCATTTAGCCCACAATCTCTTTTGGAAACTGCTCCTACAAACGCTACTGGCGCTTCCGTAGACAACTACGATCCAGTATTAATTAGCCTAGTAAGACGTGCTATGCCTAACTTGGTTGCTTATGACCTAGTTGGTGTACAGCCAATGACTGGACCTACTGGTTTGATATTTGCTATGAGAAGCAGATACACTAACCAATCTGGTACAGAAGCATTCTATAACGAAGCTAACACTGCTCACTCAACAAGCGTAGCTGGCGTAGCTAACACTGTACCTGGTGGAGCAGACGCTGGTAATGTTGGCGGACAACCTAGTGGTAACAGCACCTCTTATAACTTCGCTGGTGGTATGACTACTTCACAGGCTGAAGGACTTGGAAGTGCATCTAACGTTGCATTTGCTGAAATGGCTTTCTCTATCGAGAAAATTGCTGTAACAGCTAAATCAAGAGCTCTTAAAGCTGAATACTCAATGGAACTAGCACAAGACCTTAAAGCGATTCATGGTCTAGATGCTGAGACTGAACTTGCTAACATCCTTTCTACTGAGATCCTTGCGGAAATCAACAGAGAGATCGTTAGAACTGTTAACTTGGTAGCTGTAACAGGCGCACAAGAGAACACAACAACAGCTGGTACGTTCGATCTAGATACAGATTCAAACGGTCGTTGGATGGTTGAGAAGTTTAAAGGTCTTATGTTCCAAATCGAAAGAGAAGCTAATGAGATTGCAAAGGGAACTCGTAGAGGGAAAGGTAACATCATGTTATGTTCTTCTGACGTTGCTTCTGCACTTCAAATGGCTGGCGTATTAGATTACACTCCTGCTCTTAACTCTAACAACTTGACTGTTGATGATACTGGCTCTACTTTTGCTGGTGTTCTTAATGGAAGAATCAGAGTATTCATTGATCCTTACTTCGCTGCTTCAAGTGGCATACACTACATGACTGTAGGGTATAAAGGTTCTAGTGCATTCGATGCTGGCTTATTCTATTGCCCTTACGTACCTTTACAAATGGTGAGAGCCGTTGGTGAAGATACTTTCCAACCAAAAATCGGTTTCAAAACACGTTACGGCATTGTTGAGAACCCATTTGCGAGAGGAACAGGCGCAATCGACGGAGCTACTGGCTTGATCGACGATAACGCTAACAAGTACTAC